AAGAGAAGACATCACCACCTTCAGAAAATTCTGATGCTTCATCTGTGTCCATAATACCGCCTTTTGCTTTGCCTGTTTCTCTTTCCTTTTTTACATATTTAACTGCCAACTCAAATATTTCTGGATAATTATCATAAGCTGTTCTTAAAGGCATTTTAAATGGTGCATTTGGGTCTGGTTCGTTAACAGGTTTACCAGTTTCTACATATACCGCTCTGTCTGATAAATCATCTTTGACTTGTCCTTTTCTTACAGCTTCAACATACGCATCAAAATCTCTGTCAGGTATGTCCTCTAAACTTCTCATGACTTTCCCGAATATGCTTTGCTGTCTTACAGCGGCATTAGAGTCTTCTAGAATTAAACCATCTGGACTTATTAATAAATTAAATTTATTTTCTTCAGCAGGCCCTCCATTTGCAAAATCAGCTTCACCAACTACTTGTCCGCCTTTTGCAAATGAAGCTAATCCTCCTTTAGCCAACCCTAAATCAAAACCCGTACTGTATGGTGTTTGCACTTTTAAATCAGGTCTCAAAGTGTCTCTATAATCCTTAAGACCACCTAACTCTTTTTCTAATTGTTTTTGTGTAGCTTTACCATAAGCTGTTGCTAAGGCTAAAAGTTTAGGGTCCAACCCGCCTTTACTAGGGTCGAAAGTGTCTCTTAAACTGCCAAAAACTCCTCCTTTACCAGGCACTAATCCTAATAAATCATCTAGTATTCTATCTTTGAAAAAATTGTCACCCTCATATGTATCTGGGTTTAAACCAAATAAGCTGCCAATACCTGTTAGTGCTTTTTTACCACCCCCTAGTGCTTTTTGAAAAATATTTTTCTTAGTTTCTTCTCCTGCTACTTTTGATGCAGAGCCCCCCATTTCTTCAATAGGAGACTTAGCGGCCACATCTCCAGTACCAGCATCAGCTCCACCCCCAAATTTAGAACTAAACAGGTCTCTAGCCCTACCCCCAAATTTTGTTCCAGTACCAGAGGCATCTGCTGTTAACTGGCCGTCTTTAAATCCTATATTTGTAAACGCATACGATTGAGCTAGATTTCTAACTAAAGCCATAGGGTCTTGGTCTCCTTTAGCTACATTAATTGCTACACGACCTGTATCGTATACTTGTGCTGGTAACTGCCAAGGACCAGGCACAAACTTTGCTACTTTGGCTACTTTATTTACTATTGGTTTAACTTTTTTGTTCCAAAATCTTCCTATTTTTTTCAAAAAGAATTCTGGTAATCCTGTTTCAGGATTAATAGATGCCATATCAGAACCAACGGTTAATTCTGATAATAAAGTTTCATCCTGCTCTAATATATTTTCTATAGCTTTTTTGATTTTTGGATTTTCTTGTAGAAAATTAGGCGGCAACACCACCTCACCAGGAGTCACATGAGCTAATTCTGTATCTCCAAATCTGCCTTTATTTTTTAAACTCTGTATTCCTAACATTATCCTATTGTAACTGATACACTACCTAGCGAACTTGTCGCACTTAAACTACTAACATACGTCCTATGTGTAGTTAAATCAATAAATTCTGTCCCGTCAAAAACTTGCAATACTTCCGTAGTTGTATTGAATATGAGCGTGCCTGGTTGAAAATTCAACTTATCACGTTGAGTTGTAGTTAATTGTATCGTATTTACAGGGTCAAAACTACCTAAATTGATTTCTAAAATCCTAACAAGTCTGTTAAATATTTCGGTACTTACATTTTCACCAGAGGAGACTGGTAGTCGTGTAGGTAAAAGTTTTGCCATTTATCTTCTGCCGTCTGTTCTTATGTCCATCCTAGTGGCCCCTAATCTCCAACCGACGTTATTATTGCCTACGTCTCCATCATTTGACGCAACTCTTAAAACGGCTTGTCTCCCTCTACCTCTAATGTGCTTTTGTTGTGTTGTAGAATCTACCGTTGAGGTTGCAATAGTAGATAAGCTATCACCAGGAAAATTTCTAACTTTAGTCACTAAATTTACGTTACCACCTGAGCTAGATAAAAACTTTATATCTGGAATTATTTTTTTTAAAAATGCAAAACTTTCTCCATCTCCTATATCAAAATCAGATGATTCTATAAAAACACCTGTCATTTCGCTACCATCATCATTAAATCCGAACTCGTGTTCAAACAAGGTATTACTGCCTACTGCTTGTGGGAAAGGCTCAACACCTGAGTCTAGCCATACTGTTCTTACTAATTCACCAAAATACCAGACTTGTTCTTCGTAGTTATAGATTACATATCTATCAACTTCTTGCGAACTTTCAGATGGATAAAACCAGCCTATTTCATTTTCTTTTGTATTTGTAAATGCAGATACTTTATATGCTTGTTCACTATTAAAATTAGAAAAAACAAAATTTAAAACACTACAAGGAACTTTTTGTACTGAGCCGTTATAAACGTAAAAATTATCATAAGACATAAAAAAGATACCTTGTGGTGCTGTTACTGCAGCGTTTGGTCCAACTAACCCAGTATTTTCGTTTATTAAATTTACAGAAAAAGTAAAAGGCGGACCAGTAAATTGCATGCTGTATACCGATGTATCAGTAAAGATTATTGTCTCTTGTCTAGATTTTACGGCACCCACTATAGTAGAGCCTGAAGATAGTCTTAAAGAACCAGCGGTATTGTCTATTTTAGGTTCAAACTCTAGTTCATTTTCTTGGTCTGAGAAAGCGATAAACATAGGGTCTATAGCACCTGTTCTAGCAGTTCCTGCAGTATTTAACGGGTCAGCACCCAAAACTATCAAATGCCTATCTACCTCAGATGTTAGAACTTGTAAGGCCTTAGTTGGTACTAAATTTGCACCAGTAATACCTGATAATTCTACTGCCCTAGTGCTAAGTCCTCCACTCTCTAACCATCTAAATATACCACCCGCTCTGGCATTTATAATTAAATTTTCACCAAAATTATCGTGCGACCATAATCTTAATTGGTTTGTTGTTTCTAGTGTAGCAACAGAGCCCCAACCTCCGTCACCCCAAGCGTTTGCACCCCAACCAGTCGATGAAACATAAAAATCTAAGCCTACATTTATTTGATAGGCACCTACCACACTAGAACCACCATTACCACTATCAGAAGCATTAGCAGTTACTGTTGAGCCAGATGTATCTTTAGCTGTAATTTTGTATGAATTTGCATTTACTATACTGTCTATTTGATATTCTTGATTAAGTACGGCAGCAACTATATTGCCACCCAAAGAAGCAGCACCACTAAAAGTTACAAAATCGTTTTTGACTGCACCATGAGCAGTATCTGAAACTGTTATCTCAGAAGAACCATTAGAGGCACTAAAAGTTACATCTCCAGCGGAAGTCGTTGACCTTATGGGTGTTATGTCATTTATTGAGGTGCCTTCTTTTATTAAATATTTAAGATGTGTGCCTATGCCTAAATACTTAGTGCCCTCTAAGGCAATCCAATTATGTAAAGCTCTTGCAGTTCCAGTAATAGAAGTGCTAGTTAGATTTCTCCAACCACCAAATTTTTCTGGCCTACCAGACCTGAATCTAATTAAATTACAATCAAACCAACCGCCTTCATTATCATAAGCAGTACCTTCTCTGTTTATTCCTGGATTAAACTGTAGTTTTTGTAACGGCATTTTTTAACTCATCAACTATTGTAATAGACTTTCTTAAACTTTTTAATGTGTCTATTTCATCTAAATATTCTACCTTTTTCTGATATTTTTTTCCTACTTTATAATTTGCTACAAATTCAACAACATTATCTGGCAAATATACAAAAGCGAATATATCTACTTCTTCTGCTGCATATGTTTTTTTTGTTTTATTAACTTTTTTATACATGTCCCATCTCACATATGTTGAAGAATGGTGTTTAAATGGAGACTCTGTTGTTTTGACTTGTATTTTGTAGGATTCTTCTGCAGATTGTGCTAGGAAGTCATATCTCGAACTAGATGAGGCTTCAAAAACCTCTTCAAAATGTCTTATTAAGTAGCTTGCTGCTAAATATTCGCCAGCTCTGCCAACTCTTTGCGTAAAAGCCATAAGACCCTCCGTTATAAATAGTGGTTATATTAATCATAACTAATATTTATATTAAGCCAAAAAGTTTCTTAATATCAAAGTAATCATACTTGTAATAAGAATACCTAACAGACCAATAATAGATTTATTTCCTGCATCTATTTTATTTCTGATTTCTTTTACATCTGTATCTATTTCTTCAAACTTACTAAAAGCTGTTTTCCAACGCTCTGAACATTCTTTTTCATGCACAGCAAGTTCTAAATGTACGTCTGCAGCCGTTTTTCTTGCCATTATTTTTTTACCTTAAATCGTAAAGCGATTACATCTAAGTAATCATATAGTTTGCTTATCCATTTGTCGTCTCTCTCGCTAGGTGTGAGTGTTGATAAGATTGAAGCTAAACTAATAACAACGCTTAACGAAATAAGTAAATCACTTAACCAATTTAAAAAATACATCATTTTTTATACCTCCAGACTCTCTTCCAAGCCTCATTTTTGTGTTTTGTTTTTTTGTTGTCAGGAATATATTTACCATCTTTATCCCTTTGACGAACCCATACAAAGCCTAACATTTCTAAAAATTTATTCCACATCTTTTTTATCCTTATCTTTTTTTTGTTCTACAACTTCAGACTCTTGTAATCTTTTAACGGTTTCTTCTCTTACCACAGAAACGAAAGATAAATCTTTACCAACCCAAGCTCCGTTTTTACAAGAATAATCTATAAGTTGCAAAATATTTAAATAAAAGCTTTTGTCTTGCATTTTAACCCTCTAGAGTTGATATTCTAGCCTCTAGCTCTTGTATAGCTTTGACTAAATTTGGTACTAAAGCAGTATCGTCTAAATACCAATAGTCATCTGGGTTATCAGGCACTTCTACACCCCTTGGGTGTGAGCCAACATTATCAAAGGCTTGTTTAAATGCTTGTGCTGTAAAACCTTGTGAGCCTGTACCTGTACCATCTTTGAATTTAAACTTGATTGGATTTAGTTCAGATATAAGATTCATACCATCAGCAGGACCTAATTCATCTTTTAATCTTTCATCAGATAAAAATGAAAAACCAACAGACGAACCTGTAATATCAACACCACCTTGTGCGATTGGGCTAGTCTCTTCCTTTTTGTAAAAATGTAACATTCGATATGAAGATTGGTCGCCTGAGGCATTTCTTATTGCTAGTGGACCAACGGATTTATTTGTATTTCTAACTTGTAAAAATTCTTGGCTATCGTCAGGGTCAGTTGAATCATTAATAGATACTTGGCCGCTGTCATTTATTCTCATTCTCTCCGTGCCCCCTGTATCAAATCTAATTTTATCTTCGTCAGAGGATTCCTCACATTGAACTTTAGTGTCACCATCAGCGTCTGAAATCAAAGTAGGTGTTCCCGCAGATACAGAGCCAAATGATAAAGCTCCACTACCATTTGTTTTTAAAACTTGGTCAGCACTACCATCTGATGTTGGGAAAGTATATGCTCCATTAAATTGCACAACTTGGCTTTCATTAATACCGATAGCTACATTAGAGCCTACTGTACTGCCATTACCTATTAATAAGTCATCAGCAGAGTCATCAAGTGCAATGTAAAAGTCTTGAGCATTACCATCAAAGACGATAGAAGTATCAACTGCTGCTCCATCACCTATAACAAGTGAGTCATCATCTAAAGTTAGTATTGAGTTTGTACCTACTGTTGAGCCTACACCTACGACTAATTTATCAGCCGAGTCATCAAGACCCACATAAAATATCTTCC